ATTTATGAGCGTTCATTTATTGTCGGTTTAAAATAAGAAAATGATAATTAAAGTAGAAAATACACAATTGAAATATAAAACAAATAAATGAATTTGCTGATTTAACAATTTAATAATAGAATAGATTATGGCATTGAACAAGAGGAACGTTAAATTTTATAAGTTTTATAAGGAGGAATAAATGGCTCTCGTCTACGTCGACCACCCTGAGCTAGGACCGCAGAAGACAAGATTATCTGATAATGTTGCGGCGGCAGCTACCAGTTCTACTGTCGAGAACAACGAAGGCTTTGCTACTAACGATTATGTTGTTTTTGGTAGACCAGGGGAGGAAAAAGCAGAAATTGTTAAACTTACCTCCACAACCGGAAATACCACTCTCGGCCACACCACGGGTCCAGTTTTTGCCCACGCAGCTAGAGTTCCGACATCCCAAATTAAATATAATCAGATTAAAATATATTCTTCTACTACTGAGGACGGAACCTACACTTTAGTTACCACAGTCGACGTTAATGTTGACCAAAGACAAACGGTTTATGATGACACCACAGGCACATCGACTACCTGGTATAAAATAAAATACTACAACGAAACAACCACCACTCTTTCCGGGTACTCCTCTGCTGTCGAGGGAGTCGGATATACTGAAGACAGTTTAAGATCAATGACAGATGAGATTTTAGAAGAATTTGGCGATCCAGACGGGGAAGAGGTCCCAAGATCTAGAATTAGGAGATCACTTCGGGGTGAAGTAAGAAAATTAACAAGGATGATAGTTAAAACATTTTCCGATTATCGCAGGCAGTATGATACCCAGGCGCTAACCAGCGGAACCGCTACCTACGACTTACCAACTAGATTCCTGGCCTTTTTAAGGATTGACGTTAATTTAACAGGCACATCGGCTACTAGCGCTTATAAGGCGGAAATTGAGTCAGAGTTTAAAGGGGAACCAGATAGTGATTATCAAACCAGCGATCCCAGGGTATTCTTTAGGGCAGATGGAAATACTGAACAGTTTGGAATTAGGCCAACCCCAGCAGCCTCAGGAATGGCTTTCATGTGGTATTGGGATTACCCTGCAACCATGACAGATGATGACGACGAGCACGGCCTCCCTTTTGGTGGCAGAGATATTCTTGTTACCGCTGTTCTTGTCAAACTTTGGAGATCAAAGGATTCTGAAAAAGCCGCAGCTTACAAAACCGACCTAAAAGATGATCTTGAGGATTATTTTGAGTTTATCGCTGAGACAAAGCAATATTCAAATAATAGGGGAGTCGAGGTTACTCTTGGGGAGGATTTATATGATTAGGGCAGCAAAGTAATGAATTATACGACAATTTTACTTGGGTTCTTGGGAATTAACAGAAATGCTAGTCCTTTTTTGGCCGGAGATGGTGAATACGCAGAAGCCCAGAATCTAGTTACCAATAAAGTTGGTGTTGGTATAAAAACTGGCGACTATACTATTAAGCACGCCCAAATTACCGACAATTATGACATTTTAGGCGGGATTGATTTTGTTCGAGTAGACGGAACCCACACCCACGTAGTTGCCTGTGATGGCGCCTCAAACGCTGATTTGTATGTTTCTAGCGGCTCAGCTTGGACCGCGCAGTCCCAATCGCTAACAGCGGGCAGCAAGGTAAGAATGGCCTATTCTCCGACCCTAGACACCTTATTCGCGGTTAATTACGAGGACGCCACCAGAAGCTATAACGGATCTGCCTGGTCCACCGCTACTAATGTTACCAGCGCCCCAAAATCAAAATATATTATAGTTTTTGGTAGAAGAGTTTATCTTTTAAATTGCGATGTTTCTGCCACGGCCTATCCATCAAGAGCCTACCGCTCGTCTTTAGTTGATTCTGGGTCGATCACTTGGGACACAACTTATGACTGGGTAGTTTTTGATGATACTATCACAGGGGTGGGTAAAGTTGGGGAGAATATGTTTGTAGGTTGTGAAAATAGTGCCTATATTTTCACCCTAGCTGATGAAAAATACCAAGTTTCTACTCATGGCTGTATTTCCCCGGACAGCATAACCAGCTACGGCAAATGGGTTTTTTGGGGGGATAGAGATGGAATGTACGCTTTTGATGGTAGTGCTGACACCAAAATTTCAGTTCCAATTCAGGAATATTGGGACGCCATCCCAGAAGCCAACATAACTAAAATTCAGGCAGAAGTTAAGGGCCACCACCTTTATATTTATTTAGGGGATATCACCGTGGATGGGCAAGCTCTAGCCAATGTTCTTTTTGATTATGACATTCTTCAAAATGACTGGAACAGAATGAGCCTGGCAGATGAAATTCTTGATCTTCACACTTATGTAACTTCTGCTGGCAACGCGCTTTTTTTTGGCAATGATGATGGAGAAATATTTCAATTATTTAGCGGGGAAGCCCAGAATGGAGCTGTATTTACTTCTTTCGTCGAAACCAACTGGTTTTACGGATCAGGACCTAGGTATAAAGATGATTTTTATGAGCTTTGGGGATATGGAGAAAAATTAAGCGGATTGAGCGTTTCCTACAAGGTTGATGACGGAGAATATAAACCCATGGGGGAACTTAAAGGGTCGACCGATGTTGCCAAGCTTAAGGCCAGGGGTTATAGAATAAAGTTTCTTCTTTCAGAAACAAGCAAGAACAATCTTTATGAATTAACCCGCCTGGACGTTGGTTTTGACCCAGCATTTACTAAAAAGGAGGGGGAGGAATAATGCAACAACTAAGCTGGAGAGATCTAGGATTCGACAATTTTATGACCAGGACGATTCCGTCAGGCCGAACATTTTCTCCTCTTGAGGCTAAAAACGCCATACCAACAGGAGGAATATCAGCTTCCAAATTAGTTTCTCCTCTTAACGCCACTACCAATATTGTTTTTAGTTCTACTGATAACAATACTGCTGCTTGGGCCACTGGAATAATTTATTTCGCTGATGGAACTAACTCAGGAACGATTGATGCTGGGAATACTGGTGATATTGCCGCCACAACTTATGTTTATTACGATAAAGAAATATTGGGAATACTCCAGACAACGACAACGGTTGCTAATGCCACAGGAACAAATAAACTACTAATCGCTATTGTAGAATCAGGAGCAAGTGGAAAAGATTGTAAAATAACTCCAACCATAGCAGCGGGGTTAAATGTTAGCGGTATTACTGCGGATCAGATAACTGCTGGTACTGTTACTGCCGATGAAATAGCTGCCGCCACAATAACAACTGCTGAAATCGCGGCTAACACTATTGAAGCTGGAGATATTAAGGCAGGCACGATAACCGGAACAGAAATTAGTGGAACCCAATTAGACGTAGTCGCGGCAAATACGGGGACCCTTGACGTAGATGAATACATAACTCTTGGTGCCGATGCTAACGTAAAATTAGATGGCGCAAATAAGAGAATCATTATCAATGATGGATCTGATGATAGGATCTTAATAGGATATCAGCTGAATGGGTTCTAAACCTGCTAGTTGATAAAGTATTGTAAGTTGGATATAATCGGAGTATGAGAAAGAAAGTATGCCCAACTTGTATGAAGGTATTCTCCTGGAAGGGAGAGAGTAAAGAATATTGGAGGAAAAGAAAATACTGTTCGATTAAATGTTCTGGGACTTTAATAAAAAAAGGAGCTGTCCCTTGGAATAAAGGAAAGCCTGGAAAGATTGGCAAAGAAAGTCCATCATTCAGAGGAGGAAGAAATATTGCCACAAGTGGTTATGTGAGAATCTTAATTCCAGGAACAGGAAGTTACCAGTTTGAACACAGGCTGGTAATGGAGAAAAAGCTAGGAAGAAAGTTAAAAAGAAATGAAGTTATACATCATAAGAATGGAAATCGACAGGATAATAGGATCGAAAATTTAATATTTATGGGTAAAAGGAATCACGATAGCATGGAAACCAAAAAGCGATGGAATGATAAAACTAAACCATTCAGGAACAATTTGAAAAGTGGAGGATTTTAATTATGGCTGAAGATTATGGAATAAAAATTAGCAAAGCTGGAACTGATGTAACAACAACTCCAACATCAGCCACTAAAAAAAATTATACACTTTTGAGTACAGATAGTGTCCATAAAGTTTCTACTCAAGCGGTTGTTTCTGTAGATACAAATGTTGCTCACGGTTTAGGTTTTAGGCCATTTTGGGATGCTTATATATTAAGCGATAGCTTGACAAGGGCTCATCCCGCTTGTAGTGGTTTTAGTTCAGGAGAAGGTTTTTCAGCAACAACTTGGGATGTTTCTTGTGATGCTACCTATCTTTACTGTGATGAATTAAGTGGTAGTAATTCTTTGTTTTATATTATTTATTTAGATCAACCATAATGGGAAACTATGGTGTTAAAATATCTAAGGCTGGCTATGCCTACACCGAGGGAGACAAAAGACTTGTTTTTAATTCAGAATATCCTTTATTTAAAGTTTTAACACATGGAACGGGAACATTAACATTGTCCTCTGGCGCAGGAAGTGCCACGATTTATACCCATAGCTTAGGTTTCAAACCTATGTTTTATCTATGGATAAACTATATCAATATAGACACGGGGAGCGAGATTGAAAAGTTGAGAATGTGTAGCTGGAGGGATTATGCTGGGCTTGGTGTCTGGTCGAAATATCATGCTTACACAACCACGACAACTCTTGAGTTGTCGGTGGATAGTGCCCATGGCGGGACTGAAACTTTAGATTACATTTATGTTATTTATTACGATGGGATAAGCTAATGGGTAATTATGGAATAAAAATTGCTAAGGCTACCAAAAATGTTTCTAGTTCTACTCCAGCCGATTTCCACTTTTGGAGTAAATATAGGGCCAGAAGTATCAAGTATCAAGGGACGCTTGCGGTAACTACTACGACTGATGTAGATCCGTCTGCCGTTACTAATACTTATACTCATAGTTTCGGGTATATACCTCAATTTATGGTGTTTGTTACCTCTGTTGATGGTGGCTATGTGAACTGTAATTATCAAACAGGTGGGGCTTATGGCAAGGACAACGACCTATGGGAAGAGGTTTTAACTGCCTATGCCACTTCTACTACAATTGTAGTCGGGGCAAACTATTATTATTTCACACCGCAGGCTGGTACTTCGACTGGCTTGGCACACACCTACACATTTGATATAGTATTGTTTATGGAAGAGGTAGAAACTTCATGATAATTTTTTACCATAAGGATACTGGTAGAATATACGGCTCTATTCTCGGCAGAGTTCATAGTGAATATGAACTTAAAACTCCTACCCTTATTAAACCCATGGGGGTTGACCCAAAAAAAATTAAAAAGAAGATTTTTTCAATAAAAGAAACAATTAAATTCGAGAAATTAACTTCCCAGGGTCAGTTTAAAATTATGGACAAAAAAGTAATTGTTGATAAGAGCGGTAAGTACAACGGATTAGCCGAGGCAGACAAGATTATTGAGATTAAACCAGAGGTGGTCGAAACAATAATAATAGACCTGGCCAGAAGTTTGAAGGAAATTAGCGTCGATTTTTCAAAAACCACAAAACAAGGAATTAAAAAAGCCAAACATCTGACTTTTAGGGAAATAGGTTTCAAGGAACGGGATGTTGTTTATAAGGTTTTAGAAGAAATTGAAGATTTAAAGGATATTAAAATTGCAAAACATATTTTAAGAACAAGAGCACCTTTTTTAGATGGCCTACGCAGGATTTATGTAGTAGAAAATAAGGGAAAAGAATCATTAGCAGTGGCTCTTATTACCGTAAAAGTCGATAATTTCGTTTACACTCTGGGTGGAGTAACTAAAAAAGGCAGGAACACTCACGCAGGAGAATTTTTAGTATATAATTTAATTAAGGACGCAAAAGAATTGGGTTATAAAAAGTTTGATCTTGGTGGAATTTATGCTGATTGGGCAGACGAAACCAAAAAGAAAGTAAATGAATTTAAGAGAAGGTGGGGAGGGGAGAGAACTTTATTAACATGCTAAAATAAACTATGGCAGAAATAAACAACAAAAACGATTTAATTAGTGCCGGGTATGGCGGTTACGAAGGGTGGTCGGATGCTTCGGCATCTGAAGATTTTAGAGCCACTGGTGGCCAGGGAAAATGGGATCCAAGCGTGGCCTCTAGGCTTGGTCTTGATCTTACTGCTGACGCTTCAGAAAACCTAGTTCAGGAGATAATTAATGTAATTAATGGCTACGAAGATCAATTGGCTAATCTGGGCGTGCCAGCCTTAACCGATACGGAAATGGATGCTTTTCTTCAAAAAGCAATTGAACAGGTAAAACCATATTATGAAAAAAAGAGAACGGAAATAGAAGCTGGAATAAAAGAGGGAAAGGTTCAATCAGCAGAGGAATTATTGATAGAAATGCGTGAGGTTCGGACAAATATAGAAGAGCAACTGGCTAAATTTGATTTGTCCAAAGCTCAGACAGAAGACGAACTGGCCAACACTCTAGCAGAAATTACCGCTGGTAAAGAAGAATCCTTAGAACAAAAGACTTTAGATTGGCGTGATAGAATTAAGGTATCAAAAGAAGGACAAGTAAAAACTGGTGTTTTAACTAGCGGAATAGGTAGGAAAGACGTTGCCGAGCTAACTGAAAGAGGCGAAATTGAAAAGGCGAATGTTGAAAGAGCCGCCGCCACCCGAGAAAAAGCAGTAGAAACAAGGGCAGAGTACAGTATCGAATCAATTAGGCTCGCCAGGGAGGGCGCTCAGAGAGAAAGGGTTAGGAGGCTTGGGACAGCCGAAGAAGAGGCTGCTACAGAAGCGTCAGCTCTTGGTACGCTGGGATATGATGAGGCTGGGGATTTACCCTCAACCGCTGAGTTAGCGCAATCTAGAGCAGAAAGAAATATCAGCGTTTACAAGCCCGAAGCGCTAACTGATTTAACAGAAGAGGAGAAAAGAGCAATAGAA